AATGCACAGATTGAGCAAAAAGTTATAATAGTAACAGGTACTAATGCTTTAGCAAAGGCTTCTCTCATGTTTCAAAAAATAGCAAATGTTTTGAGTATTATCTCATTTCTAATGGTAACTTCAGTTATAGGCGGAGGGTACTTTGGATATAAGTATGTAACATCTGAGCAGTTCAAAGCAAAGATCATGAATCAAGTAATTGGTGAGGTAAAGGGATTATTACCCAATGTAATGAATAACTCATTACCTAAAACTACAGGACCATCTATGGGTCTTCCTAAAATGAAATTATGAATTGTTGGCATTGTCAAACAGAATTGATCTGGGGCGGAGATCATAGTATGGACGAAGAAGATTATCCACTTTCTTCTGGTGAGTACAGCATGGTAACTAATCTTTCTTGTCCTAATTGTAATTCTTTCGTAGAGGTGTATAAGCCAAGAGATGCCTACGATTGATATACCTGAAATCCATATTCCAGATATAGAAATACCAGAAGTTTACGTTCCACAGGCTTCTTTACCAGGATATGAACCTTTAAATGTAGAAACTATAGGTTGTAAATATTTTCATAGAGATACAAAAAATACAGGTAACAGGAATTTATTGATAGACGATCCAAATGGAGTTGTGAGTAACTGTCCATATCCGTCTTTTATACCGATGAATTATCAAGCAGATCAACTGATTATTGTTGAGGAAGCTGCCGTTGTTAATGACGAACCAGCAAAGTTACCAGAAGGCAAACCACCTCAAGCTGAGATACCTAAAGATGAAAAGAAAGAAGATGTATTTGTAGAATGTCCTGGTAAAAAAGACCAGAGGGTTGGAGACTTTCGTAACGAAAAGAAGCTGGAACGTGTCATAGGGCATAAAAGAAGCGAAGATGGAACTATATGCACCACGCTGTATGAGGACGTTGCTTTCAAAGATCAATACCTCCCAGAATTTAGTACTGTTGTCTCTACTGCTGCTATTGCTACTGTGGCTGCGACTACACCAATTATTCTCAACCTTGTAAAACCAATAGTTAAAAACTTAATTAAAAAGGTAACATCAAAGAAGAAAACTAATCAGTCTTAATTTTGTGCGTATGTGGTATAACTTGATTTGGTGGTACTGTTACTTTTATCCCTTCACAAATCTCTGCGTATTTTCCAACGAACTGTACTCCTAACTTTGCCTGTTCTCCACATACTTTAAGCCTAAATAATGCAAGTTCTAGCTTTGTCTTTTCGTATAATATTTTTTGATTTTTTATATTTACTTCTGTTGCTTTTAAACATAAGCCAGGTGCTTTACCTAACGGAATACTAATCTGTGCTGAGATCCCATAGTTCAAGTTATAATTATCTTTTTCAAATCTTGGTGTCTCCTGCACATATTTAATCGCTCCGGTATCCTCGTCATAAATATTCTGTCTGGTAACAGTTTCTATGGGTCGATTGAATGACCACGCATCTGTCACATAAGGAGTAATCGTAAGGCTAGGTGAACTACAAACAATCCCTTGTGACATTCTAAATTGTGGAGTACTTTGTGGGGCTATCATGGTGGCATTGTTATTTACGGTTCCTTGGGCATTACTGGACGGACTGGCCACCGTTGTCGAGGCTATGACTGGCTTTACAGGAATTACACATAAAGCTATTGCCCAAAGGTAGCTTCTACGGTTACGGTGGTTGTTGTATTTATGGTGCGATTTATAGTTGTTATCGTGTCTAACCCTGGAGAAATTATCGTTTCTTGCAGAGAAAATGGAGATCCTTCTGTTACTATCTGCCATCTAGGAACACTCTCCAAAGTAGGGCTAGTAAATGAGAAGTTGACGTTATTAATTGTTTGAGTTGCGTCTGCCTGTGGTGTCGGATTGATATAACCATTCGTATCATTACTTTTTATATTATTACCACTCGCAGAATATGTGTAACCTGTCCTGTATTGATGGCTTGTAATCGTTTCATTAATAATACTTTGCGAGGTAGAATTTGTTGTTTGTGATCCTGTACGAAATGTAGGCACAACAGGATTTGCAAGGGTTCTTGCTGGTATTAATATTATTATTAGCAAAAACCATTTAGTCAATGGTTATCGTTACAGTTGTTTGCCCAATACAGCTAGTACCACTCGATCCAGCCGTGCAAGTATGCACTCCGCTACTTAAACTTGTCATGCCGAGAGATCCTGCCGTACCTCCGCTTCCTACTGTGGTTTGGCCAGACAAATGGGGCAATGCAGCAATCCCTGCCGATGGGGTGACAGCCGATGGTGTGGCATCTCCCATAGTTACTGATTCTGTAACAGAGAAAGCTGATCCTGCTGTAGTTATCGCTTTATCAGTTTGGATCAAAGCTGGAACGCCAGCAGTTAACGATCCAACATTTAATCCCCCGATAGCTCCAGAGGTTGTAGATCCTCCCGAAGTTACTGATGGTGTAATATTATTTCCACTTAGACTATATGTAGTTCCTAGTTTATTTGTAACGCTATATGGCATATCTACAGTAATCTGTGCAGATGTTGTGAACTTTTGAGTTATGTCTGCATATGAAGCAGGACTAAAAGCTAAAAGTAAAAGTGGAACTAATTTTTTCATAGAATTGCCAAAACTTAAACAGTAGGACATTGAACCCCTCCTATGTTTCTTCTTTTTAGCCAAGGTGGATTAGGTTCTTCATAGACAATTTTTTTGTATTTACCATCAGTTTCATATCCAATTAATCCATTAAATTGAGTATAAAGGTATTTTGTTTTTAATTTTTTCATTTTTTGTCCTCTTTTTTGTCAACAATTTCAGCCCCTAAAATCCTTAAAGGAGTTTCCACCCTTATAACTTGGTACGCTTGTTGTTGTGTAGCTATAAGTTGTTCTATTTCTTTTTTGTTCATAGGTTTATCACCAGCTTTAAATGTACCATCACCTCTTTTTTTAGCTGCCTCGACTCCATAGAGCGATAAAGTTCCAGTAAAAACGCTGGCGATGAAAGTTGGATCTATCTTATTTTGTTGCCATCCAGGAATTGTTATGTAATTCAAAGTTAAAATAAAACCACTCCAAACTAAAACGCCTAATCGAACAAAATTAGTAAAGATTGCAAGCTGTTCTTCCTTATCAGTTATATTGTCTTTAAGTTTTTGTAATGGTCCTTTTTTAGTTTCTTCTGTCATAAGTTACATTTATTAGTCATACTAAGCATAATTATACTTTAACGCAAATGTCTGAGATTTATCCTGTATTAATCGGAGTGGCAGCAACGGCTTTCGTGATGGTTTTATCTAATGTTAGTAGCCGAAGAGATAAAGATATTATCGAATTATTTCGTAGAGTAAATCAGCTTGAAAAGGAAGTGGGTAGGCTCGAAGGCCGAAATCGTTAATGTTTGATATGTTTGGAATAGAACATCAAATATTATGTCAAAATTTCTAATCAATCTAATCATTAAATTTGGTAGATCTGAGTCTCTTCGCAAAGCAGCTTTGACTTTATTAAAAGACTTAGCAGCTAAATCTGATAATGATGTTGATGATGCAATCGTAAAGATGATTGAAGAAAAGCTATTTCCTGTCAAATGACCAGCAAAAGTTTTTTTGATATAGAGTTTGAAAATCCACCTCCAGAATTAGAACTTTCTGTTGAGATGAGGTGTAGAGAAGTTATGAATAGTGATAACTTTGATGATGTAAAGAGATATTGCACTCATCTTATAAGACATCAGTTGAAACAAGATGTATTTTTAGCAGGTATGTTGGGTCGTCTAGCAGAACTCGAAGCTCTTAATCTTATAAAAGAAATGAGAGAAGAAAAATTAAGAAAAAAGAAAACTATTGGCCGTCAGATAAAGAAGATCTTTCGTATTCCTTAATCTCCTTAATTGTGAAGTCCTTTACCTGTAATCTTGGAATTTTATTTATTTCATAGTTATGTTTAACAATAGCAGTCCTTATGTGGTCACTAACCCAATCCCCATCGTGAACTGTAAGGTCTGCTCTAAAATCTTTAGTTATATAAATCTTGTGATCCACCCCGCGAAGTTCTACATCAAGTAATAATCTTACTAATCTTTTTCTTCTGTTGTCTTGCAAAAACTTTAATTTTTTGCCAGATTGTGTTTCCTCTCGCTTCATTTTTTAATTCACTTATGCGTTTATTTATAGCATCATATCTGACACAATATTCCTTCATATCCATATTTTCAAAAAAATACTGCCTCTCTAATTCTGCAAGCTGGTGCTGATAGTTTTCTATTAGTTCTGTACTGTTCATTGTTTAGATTTTCTACCTTGTATCCTGCGTTCTACAGATTCTCTCCACATTAATTCATCTTTAGCTTCAGCTACCTTATATGTTGTGCTTGGATATATACGCTCTAATTCTTTATATGCTACTTTTCTGACCCAGGCTGTACCACGAATACCCTCTTTTTCAGCTTGCTCTTCTATAAGTTCTGATCTGTTTGGGTCGATCAGCACTTGGTAGTAACTTTTGTTTCCGTGTTTTAATGCCATTTAATACATTACTCTTGTACTACTCTACCACCAAAAAGGAAAATCGGCTGCCTCTATTTGCTTTTTCTTATACTTTTTTCTAGCTTCTCTTCTTTTCTGCGATTTACCTGAACGTATTTCTATAGCTGACTTTAAATACTCTATTGCACTAGTTAGATCTTTATTAGTGGCTTTGGGGATCTGTTTGTATAGATCCCTCATAAGATTAGCCCTTATATCATCCTGCATAACACACCTAACTCTTGTAATATTCTACTTAGTCTTAGACCAGTATTCAATAAGCAGTTTCAATTCATCAATGCGTTTCAAAGCTGCTTGAATTTTTTGTTCTGTTGTCATTCAGAGAATCCTTTAGGTTTGTTAGGAATTAATTTAGGTTTTTTAGTAATAGGTCTTACTCTTCTAATTTTTACTCTGGCATTTGGTTTACCTATATATTCAATAAAAGAGTTAGGCATTTCACTAAATTTGGATGTTCGTTTATTCATTAGTGCACCTCACTCCATTTGTCGCCAACGGATACTTCTGCTAACGCTGGAACGTCACCCAACCATTTCGCTTCCGCTTTTTCCATTGTTTCTTTTAAGATTTCAGCCCATTCATTAGCAATATCTTCTTTGACTAAAAGAATCAATTCGTCATGCACGGCTGCTGCAATCCTTACCTTATCTTCCCCTATATCTTTGACTTTGGCCCATAAGTTACCCAATGCACATTTTAATATTGCAGCACCAGCACCTTGAATCGGAGTATTACATCTAACAGTAGTCCTGTTAAGATCACCTTTTAAGAACCTACGCATATTAGATACTGGAACTCTAGTCTCAGCCCACTCATCATTTTCTGTGGATCGTGAAGTATAGTTCATCTCCTGCTGCCAATCCCGAATACCGTTATATGTAGTAAGCCAGTTATCACGAATCTCAATAGCCTGTTGCTGTGACATAACAACACCGCTACTACCAGCATATTTTCTAAGACCATCTGCTCCTGCACCATATAACAAACCAAAGTTTGCAGACTTGGCTATCTGTCTATCACACCCCATCTTATTAGCGGTATAGTCGTGCAGATCCTCACCCCTTCTAAACGCAGCAGTCATATTCTTATCCCTAGCTAGTGCAGCAGCCAACCTAAGTTCCATCTGCGAGAAGTCAGCGTCAACTATTTTCCAACCTTCAGGTGCTTGAACACATTGCCTGAACTCTGAATCTCTGGGTATCTGCTGATTATTAGGTTTAATACTGGACATCCTGCCTGTATCCGCACCAAGTTGCATATAAGATGCTCTAACGAATCCATCATCAGACATTTTATCCTGTATGCTTTCTATCATCTGTCTACGTTTCTCTCTACGTTTCCAAGTCATAAGTGTTTGGATCGTTGGTGAATCAGCAGCACAATTCTTCAAAGCATCTTTGGCAACACTAGGTTTACCGTCACCATTTACAGGAGTGTAACCAAGAACTAATTCGAGCTTTTCTAATAACTGCTTTGAGCTTTTAATATTAAATCCTGCATATTTTTTAGTGCCCAACCTTACCGAACCTTCGTCTTTCGCACGAAGATTAAACGAACCATCATCGTTTCGTGGTAGCTTCTTACCTTCTGGTAAATCGTTATCAAGTTCTCTGATAAATTCATTACCTAACTCTTTGATGTCATCTTCGTAATCAACACGACATTGTTGTAGCTCTTCACGATTCCAGGGTAATCCTGTCCTCCACATCTGAGCCATAGCTGGAAGTGCTCTGCACTCTAAGGTATATGCCCTATCTAACTTTGCAGTTCGTATTTTCTGATCTAATACTTGATCTAGTTCAAGTAGTACTTCAATGTCTTTGGCAGCATATATAAGTTGTTCTTTAGATAAAGTTTCTGCACCCCAATCTGACTTCTGCTGTTCTTTGGATACATCCATGTTTAGCTGTCTTTTAGCTAGTGCATCTAATCCATGTTTAGTCTGCGGAATACCATTAGTTAGTAATCTGCTGGCTAACATACTGCACCTAACAAAACCATTAGGATGTATGCCATGTTCCTGCAACCAACCTAAATCAAACACTGCGTTGTGAGCTAACCAAAACCTGTTGGTACAACTGAAAAAGTCTTCTACATAGTTCCAATCATTTTTCTCTAATTCAAAGCAGTCTATAACTACGATGGTTCGTGAAGAATAACACCCCAACTGTAATAGTCTGAGCTTACCTTCTTCTGGTTGTAACTGTAATGTTTCTGTATCGAACGCAATACTGTGTGCTGTGTGTAATCTTTTAAGTTCCTCTATCCCGTAATAGACAGAGTATTCTTGTTTGGTCATTGTTGAGGTCATAAGGTGAACCTAAATATATGCTCTATTACTGTAGCACATTAGTTTAGTTTGTCCAATATCTTATCTTCTTCTTAAGAACCTGTACATTCAAAGGAGTGAAGATGGAAACGTCTAATCCATAACAAACAGCCTGTAGGACCTGACTATGGAAATAATCTGGATCGTGATACTCAACCTGATTAACTTTTACAGGTTTTGCTTCTTCGTCATATTCGGTGTATCTAACCGTGGCTAACGGTCCATCTTTTACTTTTTTCATAGGGTAAACGTACACTTGTATTACTCTGTCCTTCAAATTCTATTCCCCCCAAAATTTTTCGTTTTCCTCTATATACCCACGGGGGTCTGTGTATAAACCCTCTTCCGTTCCAGTGGAGTCGCTTTCAACAACAATCGGTTTTGTATAAACCTCCTCTTTGTATAAACCTCCATCCGATCCAGAGGTTTTTACAAAACTAGGGTTTTTACAAAAGTCATTGTTCTTCAAATCCGTTCCAATATCTACATTATTAGGTTTATACACATCATTTCGGGGTATATCACGCGTGAGGGACGTAAAAGACTTTGGTAATTCCTTACCTACTGCTTTATAAAATTTGGATGGTCTACCTCCTTTACTTTTTATTTTTGGAACGTCTACTTCTTCAATTAATTTCTGATCTTCCAACTTATTAACGCTGTACACTATGGCCCGTTTCCTATGAGAACCACCTACTGTATCGTGTTCAACCAAATCTTTTACGCACCAAGCTTTAGGTTCTGCTCTCATCAAACGCAATATATCCAAAGTATGTTTGTTTGGAGTGTCCACAATAACTTCTTCTGTACGGTCTGGTGCAGGGCTTATAGAGTACGAGTAATCAGGTAATAGGGTAAATATCATACGAAGCCCTTCACGGTCCTCTCTGGACTTCTCAACGCTAACTAATCTGCTATTTGCTGTAAGACCCATCTCAGCAGCATCATTCATAGACAACTTACGCATATTCCATGTCTCATCTACTGCATTTTTAATCGCAGTAGTACCCCTAAACTTACCTTCTTTGGTGTTGTGATGAATAATAACTATCGAACAAGCTGGAAAGTCCTGTCCATTACGTCTAACAAGTTTCTTGATAGGTAACGCATACTCTCTCCTGTTTTCCTCATAAGGGTTACTGTCATTACAGCCATCCAAACTATCAATAATTATCAGATCATACGCATACTTATTCTGCATCTTCTTAAATCTGCTATACCACTGCATATCCCACTCAGTAATAACCCTGACATTTTTATCACAGCCAATCAATTTCATCTGTCTACGCAATATCCTCTCGTTCTGATCCCCATTCAACCAAAGAACCTTACCAGTTGGTACGTTTACTAATCCCCCATAAACATTAAAAGCTTTACCGTGTCCAATATGCTTGGCTATTGTCTGACACATAGCAGTCTTACCAGTACCACCATCTGCATGAACCAACAAAGTCCACGGTTTAGGTAACAACCCAGGAATTAGATACTCAAAAGGTGTGTCATCCAACTCATCAGGAGTCAGAGGTTTCTGTCCCTTAGTCCTGTTAAACATTTCATGGGTATCAACCAACCTTTCAATTTCAGCAGCATTACCTCTCTTAGCCTCAATAGCTAATTTATGGACCGCCTGATTATGCAACGCAGGGTTTTCATTCTTAGGGTCATTGTCAATCTCGATATATCGCTGTATAAGATCTTCACCATCCAGTATCTCTTCCTTATAACGAAGTGGGATAGCCTCCACATCTTCAATTAATTTATCTAACCCAACCTGTTTAAATCTCTTTCTATCTGGATCGACCTTATCTGCCAACTCAATAAGGTGAGACATATTGTATCTCGCACCATCATTCCTCCATGTTGCATACCATCTAGCAGCACAAGGATCTAAACCATCTTCCCAACAATGTTCATAATCAGGATCTCTTCTACTCCATTCAGTCCATAACTCTAAACCTTCTATACCAGGTAACTCATTGTTTATCATTGCCCCTATCTCCCACCAGTAATGCTCATGGTTTGGGCCTTTATATCCAATAACACTCAAGCAACCACTAATAATCGCAACCCTCTCTTCTTTGGTACGCTTACTCCACCTGTTATCCACATATTTAATATCAACATCCTGATTATTTTTCTTATACTGATCCTTCATACGAGACAGCAACCATTCTGGAGCGTCTGGTACAGCAAATAAATCACCTTCTAATTTATATTTACCTTTACCAACACCATCTTTGTAATACTCACCAGCTATAACACCCTGTCCTCCCCACAAAACTTCCCAACCTTCCTGTCCAGCAGCAGTCTGACTTATAGATGCAACCTCAGTCACAAGATCCTGCGGAACTCTAAATAAGAACTTTGCAGCATTTTTACGAAGCGAAGTAACCTTTGGAGCGTTCTTTAACTCCTTACCCCATTTCTTCTCAATAACACCTAAGTTTCTATCCACATCAAATATCACAAGACCATCTGACTTCTGACCTGTAAATACACCAATAGCTTTGAACTTATCAGGCTCTCTTTCAATCATCAGAGCCGAGTCATTTACTGTAAGTTCTTCTTTCCATGCTCTACCAAACGGTACTTTTCCATCAGAATATCTATCTGGACTTGCTTCGTTACGCTTTGGTAACAAAACTCCCTGTGCATATATTGGACAAGTCAACCAGCTTAACGGAATTTCTGGAACGAAACTTTTTCCACTCATGTGTTACAATACCTCTTGTAGACTATATGTTTAAACCCTCAAGAATCTCCACTCTTGGGGGTTTTTTTATTATATAGCATTGACATTAGTTTGTCGATGTACTACAATAGTAAGGCAACTTAGGCTACATTAGCCAACACGCATTATGCCTTTCATTTCAGCAAAAGCCAGAGAAGATGCTGCCTCATCAGGTAGTACAAAAGACGGCTACTTAAACCCTTCTAGCATAAAAAGCGGACAAAAAGTTCGTTTTACTTTATTAGCTGAAGAGCCTTTCATGTTCTACGAACTATGGGGCAATGACGTTAATGATCCCCAAAAAAGAAAGCCTTTCAGGTTTCTAGAAGATCCAACTCCAGAGGATATATCTGTAAAACTTGGTAACACTTTCGTCAGATCTCTCAGCAGAGATGGCAAAGCTAACGAACCAAGCAGGATAGCACACGCAGTCCCTATCTATAACTATGATTTGGAACGTGTACAAGTATTCTCATGGACACAAAAAACCATTACACAGGCACTAGATAACATAAGTCAATTAGAAGATTATTCTGATTCCATGACTGAATGTGATTTCTACCTATCTCGTGATGGTGAAGGTACAGATACACGCTATACCGTACAGGCTGCCCCAAAGAAAAAAGCAATGGCAAAAACTGTTGACGAAGAATGGGATGCAGTACAGGACGAAGGTTTTGATTTATCAAGGCTGGTAGACGGTGGAGATCCATTCAAAGAATCGGAGGAATAAACCGCCATTCATAGGAGGGTCTAACGACCCTCTTTTTTATATTTGTTACATAATATAAACATTGGATTTTTCAGTTATCATGCACTTTTTTAATGCTATTTAAAATGTATAACAATGTTAAACACGTTACTGTAGCTAGAATATTACTATTTATTTTTAACAATATGCGAAGAAAGAATGACTTTTCGTATGTGCCTTTAGAGAACTATTTACCAACTTTGGGAAAAAAGATAAAAAAGGCATATATCCGTGATTTTGGAGTAGAACCCCCAACTCATATTCATCCTATTAGTGGATCGGGTAAAGATATGTCTCCATGTTATTACCCAAAACCCTGGCTAAAATCTCAACTTGGGTTATAGTAATTATGGGATCGTGTATTTATTATCCATTCATGGGAACGCTAGACAAACAAAACGCACTAGCGGAACTACGCAAATGGACTCTCATCCAGGATAATAGTGGACCGCACAGAGTCTACCGAGACAAAGAAAATAATGTATATCATTCAGTTACCCATATATTAAAAGAAACCGCAGCCCAACACACTAAAGATGCACTTGAAAAATGGCTTCAAAGGTCAGATTCTATTTTGGAGCGTGACATTGCTTGCGAAAGAGGTCGCCTCGCACATAGCCACGCAGAATTTATCCTCAAACTCGCGGCCAAATTTGCAAGGCAAAACGCAAACAAACGCGGAATATGGAGGACTGGATCGGATGGATTGGAACGCTGTCCGAAAAAAGTCACGCAATGGGGCTTACAAAAAGCAGCCGAATCCGCACCGCGTGTTAGCTGGAGTGCGTCAGGCTACGCAAGAGGTCTACGATCATTCATCCTGGATCGTGTAACCGCCATTCATGCCGTAGAATTTAGCGTATATAAAAAAGGATATGGATTTGCTGGCACAGCAGATGCCCTACTGGATATTGATGGTGACGGCCCATTCATAGTAGATTGGAAAACCGCAAAAGAAGCCAGGTCAGATGACATGATAGAACAATTCTGTCATCAGCTTGGAGCGTATAGTATCGGTCTCGAAAGTCTCACGGGTATAAAACCCAAATATGGTGCAGTTGTGGTAGCTCGCAGAAGTGGCAAACCACAAATAAAACTCCTGAACAGTTTGGAACTGTCAGGAGCAAAATACGATTTTCTAAATAGAGTGGATCGTTATAATAAGAACTTAGTTAAAGAAGTCTCGGTAATCTAAAATCTTTTTCCAAACTTTTTTATGTAAAGCTTTACCATCTTTAGTAAAGTGTTTTTTATGTTCAGTAAAATATTCAGGTACTACCATCATTAAGTAGCTTATTTCCATAGCCTCAAAGGCAGGAGGTTGTTTTGGATCGCTAGTCATTGGCATAAATCCTCAAATCGTTTGTTAGTTTCTTTTAAAATATATGGAAGTGTACCTTCTTCATGTTTCCAGCACATTTCATTTAGCTGATCTTCTGTAAGATCATTTTTCACTCGATATTCTTCCCATACAGTATCGTGTATGGATTCGAGTAAGGAATCGTTTTGTGAATTACTCATAATCAGTAGGCTCGTAATCATCTTCAGCATTGGATCGTAAAATATCACCAATATGGTCATATTCTGTTAGGTAGTCTTTAACTTCCTGATCGCTACAAGAACATATATAATTTTCCAGTAGGTTGTCCAACGTATCAGACTCACTAGAATTTTTTAGTTCTTTTTCTACAGTCTCCTGTAGATGTTGGTGCATATATTCCCTGAGAGTATCAATGTCTATTATCTCGCAGGGATTAACCTCTGGATCGAACGTCATTTGGCTAAATCCTCAATATTTTTTTGAATATCTTCTGAAAAATAAGGGTCAATGTAGTTTTCTAATGCAGTTACATAATCTTGCATAATTTCAAGATCTCTTTCTGTAAGTTCTTCTCCACCAAAGGAATCCAACAAAGTCGCACTTTCTAGAGCGGTTTGGTGTACTAAATCCTTGCCAATATCTTGTATAGCTTTTTGAATCTTTTCTAGATCATTTGCTAAGTCAGCTTCATACGCTACTCCTTCGAGAACGTAATACATATGATTCTCGGCCACCTTTAATTTTCTTAAGTATTTATCTTGAAGTAAGTCTCTTATGTAAGTTAAATCCTTTTTTAATTCAGGATGTTCGTGAAGCATAGGAAAAGTATCTTCCCAGTTAGAGATAACTGTATTGATAGTTCTTATTGCTAAATGTTGTTTAGAGGTCATCATCTTCGTCCTCCTCTTCTTCTACTTCTTCTTCGTTCTCTTCTTTTTCGTATTCGTCTAAGTAATTTTCAATAACAGCACAATAAGGAATATGGTTTAAAAATTCTTTCTCACCATCTGACCAAGTAACTTGAATTGTCCAATGTTCTATCTTTTTCATTTAGATACCTCCTCAAAGTCACATTGGCTATCATCACCATATTCAGTACCTAGGTAGGTAATTTTATAATTACCTTTTTCAGCCATCCAGTCACTAAGATTACCAGATATAGGTTTAGGAACATCTTCATCAGATAATGGTACTTCACTAGAAAGAAGTCTTGCTTCATCTTCTGTAAGCTCAACTTCACTTTCAATTAAGAAACGTCTTGTATCTGTAGAAGTTTCTTCAAACCTGTAATTAAATTTCATTTAAATACCTCCTTCAATAGTGTTTCTTTCATGTTCAATACTTGATAACCACTTATCAAAATCTTGACGTAAGCTATCAGGCATATTGTTATGTAAAGTCTGTAG